ATGAAACTCCGCGTCCTTGCGATCGCCCCGGTCCTCGTCCTGCTCGTCGCGTGCGGAGGCGAAAGCGACGACTCCACAATCGGGGCGACCGCAACCGAGTCGAGCGCAGCTGCCAGCACCACCACTCGGACGGCGGCGCAGGCGACCACGACGACAGACGCCACGCAGCTCGCGCCTGCACCTGGCAAGGTCCAGCACTCTGGTGATACGAGCGAGTGCACCGTCACCCCCACGGCGTACCCGGGACTGACTGAAGTGGACGTCCAGGACGGCGCCGCCGGCCATCCCTCAGGCGCTAAGACCATCACGTGGCACTGGGACGGCAACATCAGCACTGGAACTGTCGCCTTCACAGCAACCATGTCCGGACCAAATGGCCAGCCGATCACCCGCGGAGTCAAACTGATCGACGGCGAGGTTATCGCGAACTACGTCTTTTCGGGCGCGCGCCAGGAGAACATCTCCATCCCACCGCGCTGGAACGATGCATCCATCTCCGTCGCACTCCCAGCTGCCGCCGGGACGATCCTCGGTTCGTCATTCAACTGGTCCGCCGATCTCGAGGTTGACGGAGAATCGACCGGGAAGTGCCCGGGCGATTGAGCCGCGACAACTACTCACAGGAGTTATGCACATGCAGTGGATAGCCGTGATTGCGATCGTCCTGCTCGTCGGCCTAGTCCTCACTTTCTGGAAGGCCATCCTCGGCGCCCTCGCGGTGCTCGTCCTCGCGGGCGTCGCCCTGTGGGCATGGCAGGCATTGCGTAGCCGGGCGAAGGGACGTCGGGACCAGGCGGCCGCGCTGGCTGCACGGGCCGATCGTGAACACGCGCTCTTCCTTGAGGGTAAGGACGCCGGGGTGTATGGCCGCTACAGTCCGATCGATCTGGACCGGCCACGGCCCACTCCCCTGCCCGCCACGATGACGGAATGGAGGGAGCAGCGCCGACGGAAGTAAGCCTGTCGGGCCCCTCTTCTACACTCGCGGCTGAACGCCTCGGCACCCACACACCCGGGGTGTTCTCTCATGTCACGACCACTTCACCCCGGGTCGCGGCGGTCCGACATGTGGCGGCCAGCCGATCGTGGACTCGCAAGTTCTGCAGGTCCACGTGCGGTGACCACCAGCGCCGGGCGTGCAGTCACACGGGATCCAGCCGACCAAGACCCGGTTCGGAGTGAGTCGGTGGCCGTTCGGACAGCGCTTGGGCGCACGTTCGAACAGGGCCACACCTGAAAGTTTCGCACACGTGTTCGACTCACGGTATGGTTCAGAGCGCCGGCGGCGAGGCAAGAGCCTGGGAAGCACCGGCCAGCATCCAACCCCCTTACGCCGCTCCCCGAGGTACGCAGCGAGCACACAGTTCCCGTGCCGATCGAGGTTATTCCGGGCATTCTCGTAACGCGCCGCCATTTCCCGTTGACCTGTGAGCCGCAACGCGCATTTATCACATTGGTCGTCATTCCTACCGTAGTTATTCCGACTCAAGCACCCTGACTTGCGCACGTGCGTCTCTCCGAACCATACTGGCTGATTGCAGGTCCCCTAGCATCATTCGACGAGTCACGCCGTCGCCGTTTGGCTGTTCGCCAAGCCATGCATCAAATTCGCTCAAGGCGCTACCCAAGTCGAGCGACACGCGATCGTCCACCCAGTCCTGCGCAAGGTCCGCTTCATTGAATGGCCCGAACGTTTGCTCGGCATACCTTAATGTCGGGATGACCACCCTACTATTGTGATAAATCCACCTCTGCAAAAGCAGGTTTACTCCATGGTGTGACAGCATAGCCACTCTGCGTGCCCCTGATACATCGTCTGGGGTCACGAGAGTCAGTTCACCGAAGTAGGCACCGTGATTCCCCGTCTCCAGTTCTGGCAGCGGCATCATCTTGAAGTGCCCTACGGACCAATCCTCGGGTAGACCGTTAGTAGGCTTCACCGCCACAGCAAGAAGTCTAGGAAGTAGAGCCACACCCCGACGCAGCGCGCAGGGATGCTGCACCAGCATAAATTTCCCCTCTTGCGCAGACGAATATATGTCACCGGTAAATGCAGGTCGAGAAGTTTTTGCATCCTCCCCCAGCGCTGCATACAAGGCACTGACTGATGAGGGCGTCTCCAGCTTGTAATCGTTCATCACCCGACCGCTTTCGGTCGAATTGAGACGATCCCGTCTTCAGCGACGTATGTTTCAAAGACGTCATCCACCAAATTCGAACGCCATTCGGGGTCGAACTCGGAGAGCACCTTCTCTGCCATATTGTCACCAGTATGAGCGCTAGCTAAGTCAATGACGAGATCGTATCGGCCCGCAGCCAATAGGTCTAGATGGGTAAGGGCAACTCCTTCCCGCACCCGCATCTCCAACCAGGAGACCGGCTCCGAAACCCACCGCTGCTCAAGCATTTCGATGAGGGCAAGTAACTTCGCCGCCCGTAGCCTATTTTCGCCTGTACCGCCTCCACCGCGACGCCATTTTGCAACAGCCGGAACGCTAACCCCAAGAATTCGAGCAATGTCCCGCCAAGCAAAACCATGATCATATAGATCAGCGAGTGCTTCAACGAGGGGCTTCGCCTTTGCGATTCTTGAAAGCCTATGATCCAAATCTCTCATATTTGCACTTTGGCGGCCGCTGCGAAGCGAATCGTTGATATCACTACTCTCTCGGTACAGTACATCGTACTGGTCAGCCAACGCGGCCGTAGAGCTTCCAGTAGCCGGGAAGGTTGCAATTTGGAATTTGTCGCCGCCCGTCGCGACCTTCCTTCGATCTTCAACTTGCGACATCAAGAACCTCCTCACGCAACTTGTCGGTAATAAGAGCTTCAAACATATTTTTAATTGGAGAATGAAGCCGATCAAGAATATTCAACATATTCTCGACATTGAATTCAGGAATCCCGCCCTCGACATCAGACCAAGCTGCATCTGTGTCAATAAGGAAGAAATCGCCGTCCTCTGGCGGCTCGTTAACCCTTTTAAGATTGGGGGACGATTGTATTACCGATCCTCTACCCGCCCCGTATCGTAAGGTGAAAGACTCCCCAGACGTCTCGGTCGTGTACTCGACAATTGACTGCTGCTGCTTTGCCCTGAGTCCCAGACCTGCAAGCATATCGCTTGGACCAAGCAATGATTGCTCCACCCAGTCCGCCCAGACAATAGGCGGTGAAGTGGGCACTCGAATCTCGTCAATGTAGCGCAACCCGATTCTCTCCACACCATCTACTGGAGCGATATCTTGCCGCGCCCGAAAGACTTGCTCCGCCAGCGACCGGAACCGTGGCCAATCTTTGTAAGACATCGCTTCGATAGCGATGGCCTCATGCCTAAAAGTGACAGCAGTGTGAAGGTCTCGCGAGACCAACTTCTGAGAAAAAATGGGGGTCTGCGTTCCCGTATTTAGGTCGAGTTGGAAGCCCTGCTCCTGCCGAGCGATTGGAGTCCATTCAAGAAGGGCGTTCTTCAGAACGTCCAGAGCCGCACCAGCGGGAGGTTCGGTGCGCGGATGACGGACTTCCAAGATCACCAGCGCGATGGGCGCGTTACGGTAGAGCGAAGGGGCGGACATGGCAACATCATACCCTTGCTGGAACTAAAATGATACCAGTTGAGTAACCAAAACTGATACCTTCCACTGGAGGCGTCGGTGCTGGTCACCGGGGATGAGGCTGACTTCGGAGTCCTGGTCCTGACTCGCATCCGACGATGCTTGGCAGACAGATCCATACAGCGCTCACCTGGACACAGGATAAAGAGACGAAACCGCCCCGCCCTCCGAAGAAAGCGGGGCGCTTCATTAGATGGCGTCCGTCAGCAGTGCTGGAAGCTCCCATCCTGAGCCGTTACGGGCGGGAGGTCTGCACACCGGCTGCTGCCTGCCTAGAATTGATCTTGGTCGCCGTTCTCCCCCGTCCGGCGGCCAGGCCCCGTCGGTCGGCTCCTCACAGAGATCATCGGCGGGGCTTCCCACATTTGAGCGGGCCGGGTGAGCGTTCTCCCACGGTGTCGACCGACCTTCGATACCGTTGGTCTTGTCACCGTCACCCCCTGCACGGTGACCGAAGCCCCGCCGGAGTTGCCCCACTCTCTCTCCGGCGGGGTTTTCAGTCTGATCTCATCCCTGCCCCAGGCGGGCATGGGATTCTGGAGACCGGCCGGTTCGGTCTGCGCGTCGCAGGGGGCTGCACGGTCCGAACCGGCCCCAAGCCATCCCCCTCAGCAGATAGGCACATGGCGCTTTCGCCTGGAGGCGCATCAATTTCCGTGTCATACGGCCGTCGATAGCGCCGCATTGGGACCGCAGAGAATTGAAGAATCGTACCGAATGGCATGCTTCCGGTATGAGACTTCGTACCCTTGTGGCCGCCCCAGCCCTCTTCGTCCTCGCCGCATGCGGCAGCTCCACCGGAGGTGACAATAACCCTACGGTGAGCAGCCCAGCGCCTGCGAGTTCCTCGACGGCCACGTCCTCGGCGGCCGCCGCGCAGCCCGTGTGCCCTGACCAGATCCCCATTCAAGACCCGGTGATCGCCGCGGCCGTAAATTCGGTCCAGGTGCCGAATGGGCGCGTGACCACGGTACGGGTATCGAAGGACAGCGGCCACCCGGGTGAGCAGGCGATCGCGATCGATTTGTGCATCCTGCCGCAGGTCACCGCTAACCAGCTCCGTCCCATCGCCACTCAGTACGCGAAGGCAATCAAGACCTCGCCGGTCGCGGGGACGACGTTCGCGGTGTACGTCGCGAACTACGCGTACGGCCCTGATAAGAAGGTCGTCGGCGAGGTGAAACTGAAGGACGGTGAATTCAAGTCGCACCTGTGGAACGGCAAACCGTCGGAGAAAGCAGAGAACGAACGCTGGGAAGTCGTCGGCGGTTAAGCGTAATTGACCACTCAGGTCGGAGGTGGCGCCAAAGTCACGGCGAACGGTAAGTGCTGGCCAGTCCCCAGCGAGCCACTCTTTGGCGGTGCCAGACCACCCATCGGTGGACTTGTGATCGCCCTGTTCGTCGAAGTGATGATCATTCTGGTGCTTCTACTCCTTGCCGGAGATTAACCTCTAACCGGTTGTGCTCCTTGGTTCCAACGCCAGCCTGACGATGATCCTTGACCAGATGACGAAGTGCCCCGCCCTCACCTCATCTCGGGGGGCACTTCGTTGGTGACCGGCCAGGTCGAGGAGCCTGGCCGGCACCGTGTGGTGTATCAGCGCGTCGGTAGTGCGAGTTCCGATTGCTGGGGTATTCGCAGGGTGAACGTGCCGGACCGTTCGGCCGTCATCGATCCCGACGCCCATGCAGCCTAGCGAGAAAACTCCCATAACAGCCGACGCCGAAGCTCCATCAACTTTGCGCCCCGGGTCCGGCGGTTGTGTGCTCAGACAGACGAGCGCGTGATCACCGATGAAGCGGGCAATGGGACCTTCACCTAATGCCAGGGACACACCACGATGCGATTGCTGTGACCAGGCGTAACGCTGTAACAGACCAGCTGGTTCGCACGACAAGCGAGTCGGTCAACTTTCGCAGAATGGACAACAGAATGAATTCACCCGCCGGTTGGTATCCCGACCCTGGAGACCCAAGTCTTGTTCGCTACTGGGATGGCAACCAGTGGAGCCCTCGGACCGCGCCTAAGTTCTCTACTCCCCCTCCTCCCCCGCGGCGGCCACAGCCCAGCGCCAAGGCAGCGAAGAACGGGAAACTAGTGGCTACCGGGTTCGCCCTCTTCGTCGTCACCGGTGTCATTGTCGCCCTGATTGGCGGCGGATCCGACGCCGGGGACGACGACACGGGCATTGCGGCCGCGACGTCGACAGCGGCGTCAAGCCTGCCGAGCACCACCAAGTCCGCCGCAGAAGTTCAGGCATCCCAGCAGGCTGCTGCGGCCTCGTCGAGCCGTGCTGCTGCCGCCGCCGCCGCGGCCGCCGCGCGCGAGGCTGAACGCAAGAACCCCGCGGCATACGAACAACTGAGTCCTCGGGACTTCGCGCTGATCGCTAAGGATTCCGCGGCGGCGAAGAACCGGAAGATCGTGCTCTACGGCTATGTCGCGCAGTTCGACTCCGTGACAGGTGCGAACCAGTTCCGTGCCAGCGTGGACTCGCAGCAGTTCGGATCTTGGTACGACTACGACCACAACGTGATCATCAAGGCCAGCGACCGCAATCTCATCGCGAACGTGGTTGAGGACGACTTGGTCACGATGTGGGTCGAGGTCGATGAACCGATTACCTACGACACCACGCTCGGCGGCTCGACAACGGTGCCGAGCTTCAAGGTGAACATGATTGAAGTGACCGGCTCGAAATAGGCCGGGGATGACGAATTGCCCCCGTTCCGGAGACTGGAGCGGGGGCAATTCTGCTGCGGCACCGTCGAACGTCGGGGTACTCACGGCCGTCGGGGGTACTCACGGTTACCCCCGATAGTGTCGGCAACTCTGGCTCGACTGCTACATGAGCCGCTGGTCCAGATGCACGGCCGGCGCTCCAAGTCGGGTGCGTGGATCTACTCATTGCGGACATACCGGACAGTACGGTTTCATGGCGGAGTGGGCAAGCAGCGATGGAAATGGGATTCCGACGAACCGCTCTTCGGTGATGCCAGATCCCCCACTGGTGGGCTCGTGATCTCCCTGTCCATCGGAGTGGTGATCATTCTCGTTCTTCTCCTTGTCGACGGATAGGTTCAGCCGGCTTCGCCCCCGATGCCAGCGCCTCAGAGGCTGCCCTAGTTTGAGCAAGATTCCCTGGCTGTCACGATGCCGAGGCAATCGTCTAATGTCCCATTCGTCGGGGTTCGTCGAACGAATAGGGAGAACATGAAGGCTCGCTTGGTCGCTGCTGGTTTTGCCGCTGCACTGATGACTATCGCGGCGCCCGCCGTGGCATCGGCCGGCCCGTTGTCGTGGATCGCCTCCGGCTCCGGCTCCGGTTCAGTTGGGTCGTCCGGCACGTCGTACGCGAACTGCACCGAGGCCCGTCAGGCAGGTGTGACGCCCATCTTCCGTGGCGAGCCTGGCTACGCATCTCACCTTGACGGTGACAACGACGGCGTGGCCTGCGAATAACGCTTTGCCATTACTGATGGCGAACGTCGGCGCCTGCTGAAAACCGAATTCGCCGCGCCCTTCAGAATGGAGGGCGCGGCGAATTCATTCCGTCGATAGGGGTGTTGGTAGATCGCACAGTCCTGCAGGCACGCGGTGCTCGTGGATGCGTGAACCGGTACAGCTAGCCCTTCGTGAGCCGTTCGCTGGAGGATCGAAAGATACCGCCCAACCGGTTGCCTAGGCGAGTAGGTTCGTCCCTGTGGGGGAGACACTATGGCCGGTCGAGGCGAAGTCCATGCCCGCACTCGGGTACCGCTGCCCTGCATGTGGGGCCGAGGCTGCCGCCACGCAGGAGGTGATGTCGTTCGTTGACGGCTCCTGCCGCGACATCGGCGTCGTGGGCTTCTGCGCCGGTGGGTGCGGCTGGGCGGGGAGACTCGGATAGTCACATCGCGCAGGTGGGATGCGTCAGAGGGCCCAGCGCGCGTATCACTCGGACGTGTCCTGTGGGTCCACCGCCCGGTCCGCTGTTAACTTCGGAAAATGCTCACGTCCACGAGGTCGAGGAACTGCCTGTGAACACGCCTACAGCTGGACCTTCAGGCCCACCGGCCGGTTGGTATCCGGACCCGAAGTCCTCCTCTCTTCGGTGGTGGGATGGCCAGCGGTGGGCCGACCAGTGGGCCCCAGCAGCAGCAAGCCCGACTGGGTCTTTTCCTCCCCAATCCGCGGCTCATCACCTCTCCCCCCACTCCTGCCACCGCACTCGGCCAGAGCACACCCCCTGAACACGACACCTTTCAGCACCCCGCAAGTCTCAACCGGCCGACACCTCAGCAATCACCGAAGACGAACCGCTTCACCATTCTCTGGGCCGGATTGGCCATCTTCGTAATCGGCGTCTTCGGATCGATAATTGCCAGCGCCGTCAGTGACAGTGGGGACACGAGCACGAACGCGGTTGAGGTCCCGACAGATCCGCAGAGTCTGGCCGGCACGCTCAAGATGCCCGACGATGCGTCCCTCAAGGACCCGATCAGCTACCGGGAGTTGGACGACGCCGACTTCAAGAAGGTCATGTACCCCTCGGGGGACTTGGAAGAATACCCATACCCCTTCGTCGGCTCTCGAATAATCCTCTACGGGGTCGTAGAGGAGCTCGCGCCCGGCTACGACGCCGCCTCGGGCGGAACCTACTTCGAAGCCACGCTCCTCAATGAGGATCTCGGGCCGCTGGCTAGCTGGGATCCGGACTCGAGGGATGCCGCCATCGTCGGAATGAAGATCGATCTCGGTGACCTCGAACCCGGGGACAACGTAGCGGTCTTCGCCGAAGTACGGCGGCCGTATCTCACCGGGGAGAAGATGTTTGATTCCGCCCTACGCGACCCCTACCTGGTTGCCCATGTCGTCCGGGTGATCCGTTAGACGGCCGTCGCCGTGAGCGTCGTTGTGGTGATGTCACGCGTCGAGAAGTTCGCGTGCATCGCTTCGACCCGATAGAGATCGCCGGCCTCTACGACGACGCCCGTGATCGTCCCCGACACGCCCGTATGGAACGTGCCCGACGTCGAGAACGTCTGCAGGACCGTGTACGAGCCTTCGCCGATCCGCTTCCGGGACACGCGGACACCCGAGCCGCTCGACGTGTTGCTGTGCGTGATCGCGACGGCGAGATCCCACGTGCCGTCTCCGTCGGCCTGGAGTTCGTTGTCGACGATCACGGTCGCCGGGTGCGTGCCCGTGACGGCGACCATGTTCACGATCTTCTCGTAGACGCTCTGCATCGCGAGGTTCTGCGTCGTCGTGCGATTCATCTTCATCGACGAGATCGGGTGAGAGGCCGCCCATAGCTCCGTCGATCCGATGCTGATCTTCTCGATCTCGACCGATCCCAGCGCGACCTTCGCGAGTGCGGTCGCCCCGAGCGCGAGCCCGGCCACGTCACGCCGTCCTGAAGTAGAGCGTGTTCGCGTCCTTCGTGCCGATGGCGGTGTACTGCGCTTCGGTGCCGACCCACAGCGTGAGCGTCCGGGCGCCGGCGTGGTCGGATCCGGCGACGCGGCCGGTCGCGAGCTTCGTGAGCGCGATCGCTGCGGCGGCGTTGATATCGGCGTCGACGATCGTCCCGTCGGCGATCTTCGCGCTTGTCACGGACCCGTCCGTCGGGACGCGCTGATCGGCGAGACGCGCGTCGTTCCCGGCGCACGCCGTCGTCCCGGTCGTGCCGAGCGTCAGGCTCGACGTGCCGGCGCCGATCGCCGTCCTGGCCGCTGCCTGCGTCGCCGCGGTGAGCACGCCGCGCCCGACGGTCGTCGAGTCGTCGATCTGCGCCGCCGTGTGCGTGTGCGAGGTCGGCGCCTTCCCGGCGAGATCGGTTGTCAGCCCGGAGATCTTCGACTGCGCGATAGCGGCCGACGCGGAGATCTCGACATCGGTGATCGAGCCGTCGACGATCTTCGCCGCCGTGACGGAGTTGTCCGGGACGACGCCCGCGGCTGCGTCGTCGACGATCGTCTGCGCTCGCTCGGCTTCGCTGAAGGCGCGGTTCGCTTCCGTCGTCGCGGTCGCGGCGGCCGTCGTCGCAGTCGCGACCGCGGTCGACGCCGTCGCGAGCGACGGGATCGCGACAGTCTCCTCGACCGGGCCGCTCTCGCGCTGCACGTGGAACACGAGCGACAGCCCGTCTCCAGAGAGCGAGACGCCCTCCACACTGTCACCTGCTGGGCCGCGCACCACGGGGGTGCCAGCCGACGGCTGCGCCGGCGTGGCAAGGGTGAGGTTGATCGCGGTCGAACCCTCGTCGGGGTCCTCCGGGTCAGGGCCCGGCACATACTCGACGAGCTCGATGTCGAACGTCGGAGTCGAGACCGGACGTCCGTCGAGGGTGACGCTGTAGCGCACCGAGTAGGTGAAGAAACTTGGGTTCGTCTCCGCGCTGGGGCAGAGCAGGAACACACCCTTCTTGCCGTTGAGGGTGAGGTATCCGTTCTCATCGAGCTGGGCGATGATCGGGTGGGCGAACGCAGTCACAGGGTCCGGCTGTGCGCCGGCGACGAGGATGGTTCCCACCCGGGGAGTGAAGGTCACCGTCCCGGCGAGCGGGCGCGTGTCGGGGAAGCCGCCGGCGACGGGGTACTCGTCCTCGTCGGGTCCGTCGCCGACGATGGCGACCAGGCGGCCGACGACCTTGCCGTACTTCGCGGGCTGCAGGGTTCCCATGGTCAGATCTCCCTTCTCAGTCCAGTTCGCTCGGTCGCTCGGGCACGACCCCGCCGTAGTCGAGGACCGCACGCGAGAGCCGGCCTATGTACGCACGCATCGCGATGACCAGCCGGTCGAGCCTGTTGAGCTGCCGGTCGCACTCGGTGAGCTGCTCGAGCAGCGCATCAATGCGACCCTGGTGTCGGCTGAGCTCGCGATCGTGACGGGCCTGCAGCTCGTCGATGTGCGCGTTGTGCTCGGCGCGGGCGCGCGCGAGCTCGGCGGCACGCTCCGCCCGCTCGGTTTCGAGGTCTTCCTCGGCCTCGTCGAGCTTGCGTTGCAGCTGGGCGATATCGTCGAGCTTGACCTTGGATCGGGTGCCGATGATGGCGGTGACCGTGCCGCCGATGGCCGTGATGAGACCGGCTATGCCGGCGATCAGGCTGGGATCCACGCTCACCTCAATCCTCGTTCGACGCAGCCGCGCGCGATGCACGCATGCAGAAGGGCAACGAAACCGGCGAGGGTGCCGGTGACTACCGGAACCGGCGGTTCGGTCAGCAGCGCCGAGTACAGCACGCAGCAGCTGTAGAACAGCCAGACGAATACCGAGGCGTTGTGTGCGACGACGAAGCCGCGGCGACGAGTCGCCGCAGCGAGCAGCAGCAATCCAGTGGCTACGAACAGCACCGTCCACCACGGTCCAAGTCCCTCGATGAGCACGACGGCTGAGACTTGACCGGGCTGCATGGGGCGGCGGACGAGCTGTTCGGGCATCAGGTACAGCACGCCGAGGGTGCACGACATCATGCCGGCGGCGCCGGCGGTCAGCCGGGCCCCGAGCATCAGTTGCCTCGGAGTCGGCGCTCGAGGTCGGCGCGCAGTTGTCCGACACTGGGGGCGAGCTGCTGTGCCCGATCCGTCGCGACGCGGAGCGTCTCAGTGACGACGTCACGTGCTCCAGGCCGTGCCAACGTGGTCTGGTAGTTGACCGGCGTGTCGGTGCCGTCACCGATCGTGGGAGGCTGCGCTCCCTTCGGGTTCGGGGTGTAGAGGCCGGCGAGGATGTAGACCAGGGTGCCGATGCCGGTGAGCACGGTGGCAGTGTGCCCGAGGTAGGTCGTCACGTCGGCGTCGGTGAACACCCCGAGCAGGGTCAGGCCGCCGAATATCGCGGCGGCGACGGAGTAGATGACCTGGCGGATCGTCGGCCAGGTCGTCGAGATCTTCTGCAGCATCACTTGCCTCCGTTCGCCAGACGCTGCTCGAGCTGGGCGACCCGCTCGGTCAGCTTCTCGATCAGACCGACGGACCTCTCGGCCAGTCGGGCGGCGTGGAATGCCTGGTAGTCCGCGGTGCGCGCGAAGGTCGGGGCGTCGAGTTCGGCGGGCGGCTGGCCACCGAGGAACTCCGACTCGACCAGTGACTTCTGCGGCGTGCAGATTGCCTCGAACAGCTGCCGCTGTTCGGCTTCGGACAGTGCCATGAGGAATCCCCCTGTAGTTGGTAGAAGTGCGGACCCCAGCACCAGGCACCGCTGATATCGCAGCTGCCGGTCCGGCAGCCCGTTCGTGCCGCCGTTGATCGCACGGGTGGCGCCGACGATGTCGCGGGCATCGGCCAGGTCGTTCAGTGGGCGCTGCGTCGTCCAGTACCAGACCGCGCCGAGGAACCCGTACTGATCGGAGGCGAGCGAGTCGGGGTTGTCGACGAAGTACGTCGGGGACGGCACGTAGCCCTTCTCATGCGCCCACCTGCTGAGGTTGGTGTAGTTGTGGCGGCCGGTGACCTGGATCGGTCCGCGGCCGCGGTACCTGAACCCCTCACCTGGGCCGTTGCCCATCCGACCGTCGTAGGTCCTCTGATCGGCGGTCGGGCCCCACAGCTCGGTCATGTACTTGAGACCGACCGACTCGTGCCCGAGCTGCGCGCACCACATCGCGGCGCGTTCGACGCTCGTGCAGCCTGCCTGGATCATCGCCGTCGAGAAGGCTGGCAGCAGTTGGCGGTAGCGGTCGAGCGGGACGGTGCCGCCCATCGCCTCGGCGAGCACCTCGGCCGTGAGCCCCGGCGCGGCAGGCGGCGGTGCCGGCGTCGCTATGGCGGGGCCGGGAGCCGCGGCGTATCCCTTCGGGGGGATCAGCGTGGCGAGCTGCGCGAGCGACAGCCAGTAGCCCTGCGGCTGGAACCCGGAGTCGGCTACCCATACGGCCATCGCCTCGTCGTCGTAGCCCATGACCGCGACGTAGTGGTAGACGATGCCGGAGTGGTAGCGCGGCGACACCGAGCCCTTCACCCCGCGGGGGTAGTTCGACGGCGGCGCAACCCAGTTCACGACGACGCCGCGGCCGCCGTTGATCGAGACGACGATGTCGCGCCACAGCCGATCGACCTGCTCACGGGTGGGCGGGTCCTGCGGCATCTGCACAGCGAAGTAGCCGGCGTCCGCGTAGCGGTTCAGGATCGGGGTGATCAGACCGATGTGGTCGGTGCCGCCGCTGTGGGTGCCGATCTCGCGGGCGAGCTGCTGCTCGGGCACGTGGATACCGAGACTGTTGAGCACCACCTGCGTCGACGCCGGACCGCACCAGTACCCGGTCTCCTGGGGCACGATGCTGCGGTCATACGGAAGGACCTTCTCGGTCATGGGATCACCACCGGTTCTGCGTAGACGATCGCCGAGGCCGCGGAATTGGTCCACGAGTAGTTCGACGACCCGAGATTGCGATTGATGACGAAGAACAACGTCACTGTGGTGTTCGCGGGGATGACTCCGGTCGTCGAGGTCGGCGACATCGTGGCCCCGAAGTACGGATAGAACTGGGCCCGGAACCAGTTCGCTGTCGGAAAGCCGGGAGCGATCGCCACAATCTGCCCGGTGCTGGATCCGACGCGGACTTCGCAGTCGGCGCGGCCGGCCCCAATGCTTGAGACGTGCGACTGCATCGACAGTCCGCCCTCGACGCGGGGCCGCCAGGCTGCCGGTTGGCCAGGAATGGTGAGCGTCGCGATGGTGGTGCTCGCCGCGGACACATTCGACCCGGTCGAGAAGTTCGCCTCACCCAGACCCCACGGGCCGGCAGTTCCCGGCCACGGTGTCGGGGTCAGCTTCCCGGTGCTGGCCTTGTAGGCCAGCACGTAGTTGTGGGCCAGCGGGATCGAATTGTCGACGTCCGCGGAGTTCATCACCGGGCCGGGTTGGCCGGGCGGACCGACTTCGCCTGGACCTCCTCGGGGGATGCCGAGGTGGAGCACCTGGTTCGGAGGGTCGCCGGTGATGTTCGCGTAGGCGTCTTCTCCTTCGGCGAGAGTGGTGACTGTGCCGATGGTCAGCTCGTTCGGAAATCCCCGCGGACCCATCGCTCCGAACGCCTCGAGGAATGGGTAGAACGTCTCGCCGTCCCAGTACATGACCGAGTTTGTCGACATCACCCGGTACGCCCATCCACGGTTGCCGGTGCCGAGGGTCGGGCGAATAGCGTCGAGTGCAGCCATGTCGGTGACGTCACCGCGCCACTCCCACGGCCAGGCGTCCGGCCCAGGCGGTCCCTGGGGTCCGGGACCGCCAGCCTTGAGCTCGTACAGTCCCTCGGTAGGTGTGACCTGGAAGCTGTTGACGACATTCTCCAGGCCGACGCCGTCGTCGACACCGATCATGCGGACGGAGGCGAGATACTCGCCGACCGTTACCTCTGCCATGTGTGTGCCTTCCTGTCAGAGCCTGAGCGGCAGCGCCTGTACCTGGACGTACGGCATGGTCTTGACGAACTGGATGTTCGATCCGGCAGTGGCATCACCCTTGTCGCGCTCGACGCGGATGTAGATCTTCGCCGGTTCGTAGGGCTTGACGACGCCGACCGTCGACGACGCCGAGAGTCGGACGGCCTCGCCGTAGTTGTTCGCGGTCGCGGTGCCGCCTTGTTCGGAGTAGTACGGGCACAGGGTGACCTCGTGCCGGAGTGTGCGGAACGGGTTCAGGCCCATAGCGACCGGTTGACCAGAGGGGTCGTTGAGCCGTGCCCATACGTGTGGATAGCCGGTCCGGTTGGCATCGTCGGCGTAGGTGGCGATGAGCCCGTTCACGCGGGGCCGCCAGGCGAACGGCAGGGCCGGGATGTCGATGGTGACGAGGTCGATCGTGTCGAAGTTTCCGAGCGACGTCGTCGCAGGAAAGTCGGCCGGGCCTTTCGCCCACAGTCCGATCGGCCCCGGAGGTGGCATGGCCCGCAGCTTGCGGGTGATGCGGTTCCAGGCGAACAGCGAGCCGTTGACCAGACCGACGGTGTTGTCGTAGTCGTCCGAGGTTCGCACCGAACCGGACGGCCCGACGGGCCCGGTGTCTCCCCTCGGTCCAGCGGGAACAGTAATGCGGAGGTCTCTTTCCGCCCCAATCCCTTTGAGGTCGGCTCCCGCTATGCGCAGCTTCGGATTCGAGATCGTCTCGATCACGTTCACGATGGCCGACGGCGCGACCGGACCCTGCGGTCCGACCGCATCCACCGACTGCCGCCACTGCGTCCCGGTCCAGGTCCACATGTCGTTGGTGGCCAGCACGTGCCACCACTTGCCGCGGTCGTCGGCGCCGAGCCCAGTCGGCAGACCCGCCTCGGTGGCCACCTCCCCCGCCTTGACCCACGGCGCCCGCGGCCGTCCCCGCGGCCCGGGCTCGCCAGGCTTGCCGGCGGGCAGCGGGATCGTCTTGGTCTCGTCGTCCACCTCGACGTAGGCCCGGGTGATCGGCAGGCCGTGCACGTCGACCTCGCGTGTGATCATGACCTTCGCCGGGAAGATGACATCCGACATCCGTTGCCTCCTAGAACAGTCCGAAGAAGTCGGCCTCCATGCCGACGTCCTTCGACAGGACCGAGATGATCTGGGTCATCTGCTTCATGCGGTTCCAGCCGCGCACCACCGGGTGCAGTTCCTTCGACCCGTCGCCGACGGTGAGTGTCCAGCCCGACGCGTTCTGCCGGTCGTCCTGGAACAGGGCCTCGGTGACGTAGTCGGTGAACAGCAGCTGCTCGAGCGCGAACCCGATCTGCTGTCCGACTCGGAAGTCCTTGCCGTAGATGTACGGCGCGAAGTCGTGCACCGTGACCTTGTGGCTGGTGTAGCCGCGGGTGTCGTGCAGGCCCTGCAGCTTCGCCATCTGCCCGTCGATGGTGAACGCCTTCTCCGACCCGGTCATGAACATCTCGCGCCACGCGTACGGCCCGGCGCGTTGCACCCGGCCGCGGTCGACACCGACGTCGAATGCGAGGAACACGTCGTCGAGCTGCCCGCGGTAGAGGCTGTCGAGGCCGGGCACACCAATGAGCAGACCCAGCCAGGACAGCATGTTCTTGATCGAGATCTCGATGGCCGCGTTGATATACGACGGTGACCGGCCGCCCACCAAAATGTCGGTGGCCGGTGGTTTGTGCACGGCGATCTCCAGGTCGCCGAGCCCGTCGTACTCGGATTGGAAGTACCACACGTGCGGGAACTTCGTTTTCGTGCCGAGCTTCCCGGTGGCGTACGCCTCCTCGTAGTCGGTCTCGGCGCCGAAGTTCGGGTACCGCACCGGGGTGGTGCCGTCGTCGAGGAAGTCCTCGAACCAGCCGAGCAGACCGTCGAGCATGGTGCCGGTCGGGCCGGTGGTGTTCGACTCGTCGTCGATGCGGATGACGATGGTCGGCTGGTCCAGCCAGAACCATTCCGGGGCCGGTTGCTCGTCCTCATCGGGCAGGAACATCTCGGCGCGGAGCACCAGGCCGGCGTCCTTGAGGAACGGCTCGAGGAACGGCAGGGCCATGTCGAAACGGGCACTGCCGCCGCCCCACTTCGACGTATCGCGCAGCACGTCCGTAGGGACGATCGCCACCGGCCAGTTCGCCGACCCGCGGGGGATCTGCAGGCGGGCGGTGTTCTCGGCGAGCCAGCTGGTGCCGATCGACCGCGACGGGCCGATCTTGATCGAGTGCCGCGGGAACTGCGCGTAGAGCGGCGCCCCGGGCGACGCCCACAGGCACGTCGTCGCCACATGCTGCAGGTCGCACAGCGCCGACACCTCGATGGTCTCGGTGCCGTCCGCGTCGCGCAGCAGCGTGACCCGCTCCACCTTCCCGGACCACCGATCCCCCGGGGTGTCCGAGGTGATCGGGATCATCGCGTCTTCGCCGTCCGGGTTGTTAAAGAACAGGTCCCGGAACTGGGTGTCGTGCGGCAGGGTCATCGTCAGCGGGCCGACGATGTTCTTGCGTTTGGCGTGCGCCAGCGACAGGTAGTCGCCGACGACGCCTTCCTCGACCATGTACTTGTCCCAGAGCCGCACGTACGCATCCGGCGCCCGGTAGGTGGCCTCGTCGTCGAGGTTGGCCTGATCCATGCGGCGGGCCGCGGCCCGCGCATCCCACACCGCGGTCATCAGTACGGCCCCTCGAACTTCGGGGTGCCCTGCATGATGAGGCTCGACGCCAAGGTGCCCCCTTCGATCCGCACGACGATCTCCTTGCTCTCCCCCGCCGGGACCGGTTTGATCCAGCGGCGGCCCCCGAGCTGGCCCCACACGTTGCGGCCGTCGATGCCGGTGGCCGGCGAGTACACCCGCGCGGTCCGGCGCTGCGGGTTGGTGTCGATCCGCAGTTCCTCGTTCGCCGCCAGCATCGGAGTCGACAGCAGCCGGATCTCGTCCTCGGCGTCGAGGGGGTCCTCGATCCACCACCGGCCGGGGCCGTTCATCGTGTACCGCGGCCACAGCTCGTACTCCCCGGTGTTGCGGGAGCGCAGCGTGGCCTCGTTCAGCCCGAGCTTGTTGACCCAGGTGATCTCCTCGTCGAACGACGAGTAGTCCGAGTCCATCGACACGACGTGCATGTCGTACGACTCGGTGAACCCGTACTGCAGCGAGTCGGCCAGGTCCACGCCGAGCGTCGGCCGCGGCGGGTCGTCGCCGCGCTGTACCCGGATGAAGTGCCATCCGAGGTTCTGCGAGAAGAAGCACAGGTGCCCGGGCCTGCCCGTCGACCAGGACCGGAACCAGGCGGTGCGCCGCATCTGTGCCTCGCGGGCGGTGCGCCCGAAGATATGGACCGTGAAGTCGAACTCCCGCTCCTCGCGGAGTGCGCGCAGGAACTTCGCGCCGGGTTGCTTGGCGCCCTTCGACTTGACGATCCGCTGCTGCCCGAACTCGAACCCGTCGGGATGGTCGGACAGCAGTACCCCTTCCAGGCCGGCGTTCACCCCGGACAGGTGCGTGCACCTGCCCGGGGTGCCGTCCCGGTTCGGCGGCCCGATGTAGAGGAGCTTCGTGTCGTCGAGCTCTAGAACATTCACCCGAACAGACCTCCAATGCTCATCTGTGCCAGCGCATCCCGCCGCAGTTCACGTTCGATCCGCTTGCCGACCTTGTCGGGGTCCATGCCGTAGGCGTTGATCGTGTGACCGCGCCGGGAGGCGAGGGCCCCGATCGCCTTCGTCAGCGACTCCTGCCGCTGCCCCATCTGCTCGAGTAGAGCAGTGCTGGCCGTACCGGCCCCGGCCCGAAGCGCTGCCAACTCCCGCATCTCGCGGTCGTAACGCCGCTTGTCCTCCGCCGTCTGCACCCACTCCTGCTCACCGGAGAGGTTGAGCGCAGCCATGCCGTGCGGCAGCGGACCACCGGAGTCGCGCAGCACCGCCGGAACCCGAAGGGTCTTGGCGAGCTCCTCGAGCCAGCCCGGCGTGCCCGGGGTGACCGGACCCTGCTTGACGAGCTCCTCGTCGGAGAAGGTCGGGGCGACCATCATCTGCGGCTGCTGGGCGGCGATCATCGCCGGGATCCCCGTCGTGCCGATGCCCTGCAGCAGCGGACCACCGATGTCGCCGGTGCCGAACAGCACCTTCGGCAGGAACCCGATCGGGGAATCCTCGAGCCCGAATGTCTCGAGGACACCGCCGGCCAGGGTCTCGGCCAGCTCCAAACCGACCGCACCGAGGGACTTGACCCCCGACCCGGATCCGGAGCCCGACTTCGGCTTGCGGCCCTCGTCCAGCGCGTTGAGGGCCTTCTGCAGGTCCCTGTCCGCCTGCGCGCGATCCCGGTCGGTGGACGCCGGGTCGGCGTACACCGCGTTGCGGTCGAGCTTGGCTTCCTCGACCGCGTCCTCGAGGTCGGCGATCCGCAGCTGATCGTCGGTCATGCGCCCCTGCAGTGCGGGGGCTTCGGGCGCCAACGCGACACGCTGCTTCTGCTGTTCCGCGGTCAGCGCGTTGATGGCCCGACGTAGCTGGTCGTCGGCCTCGTCGCGGTCCCGCTGCGTCGCCTCCGGGTCGGCATACACATCGTTGCGGTCCCACCGCGCATCGTCGACGGCCCGCTCGAGGTCCCGCAGTCGCAGCTCCTCGTCGGTGTAGCTGCTCGTCAGCTCCGGGGCCTCCGGAGCGATCGAGGCACCGGACTCGGCGGCCCGCTTCTTCTCCTCGAGTTCGCGGACCTTCGCCTCGGCCTGGGCGACCTTGTTCTCGGCCTGGTCCTTGTCGGCCTGCGACTTCTTCGGATCGCCCAGGGCCTTGTCGCGGTCCTCGATGGCCTGCTGCACCGAGATCCGCGCCGAGTCCAGCTTGAGGTCGTCCTGCTCGTCCCACGTCGCCCGATTCCGGTTCGAGCGGCTGCTCGGCCGACCCGAGTAGTAGCCGCCCCCGACGGAGGAGCTGTCGCCCGGGGGGATGAACGCTTCGGCCGGCAGGTGGTAGTGGTTCTCGAACTGCGGATCGTCCGCCCCGGCTGCCCCGGCGCCCCAGCGGACACCGTTGCTGCCGGACTCGAACGGGGTGCCGTCGAGGGTGCCGGCCATGTGCGAGTACTGGCCGCCACCGCCGTTGTGCACGCCGATGTTCAGCGCCGAGGCGGGACCCAGCCCGGACCGGAACCCGAGGGCTGCGAAGTTCGACTCGGTGGTGAACCACCGGGTATACGGGTCGAGCCCCTTGAGCAGGGCGTAGGCGGCGGAGACGAACCCGGAGCAGTCCCATGACGGGGAGCCGACCCCGCCGTACTGGTACTCCTTGCCGGACTCGCCGCGCAGGAACGACACGGTTCGATCGACGGCGATACGGCCGCCGGTCTCGAAGCCCGGGAGCTTCGGGAACGTGCCGGCGTTCATCATCGCCAGCTCGCGGTCGTACTTGTCGGACATCTCGCTGCGGATGACCCACTCGCCGCCGTCGACCTTCGCGATCGGCACACCATTCGGGTCGACAGCGAAGATGCCGTCGGTCGTCTCGGTGCCCGGACCGGTCGTCGGCATCCGGCCGCCGCCGAGGAACCCCGGCAGCCTGGCCCCATTGGCGTTGCGCGGTAGGAACGGACCCTGGATGGTCCGGTCACCGAAGTACGCCTCCCGGGCCCCGGGGGACCACTGGTCGACAACTCGGATCGTCGCGGTGCGGTTCCGGGCTGCCTCGTCGATCGCGGCGGAGACGACCTGCGCCTGACGCATCGCTTCCTCGATGAGCATGCGCACTTCGGGGGATGCCTTGCTCGTGTCGATCTTGGCCAGCTCCGCCAGAGTGACGTCGCGGCCGGCGAGGAAGTCGTCGATCACCGCGCCGACGGCCGGGTCGACCTGTGAGGTGTCGATCTCGCGCAGCTTCGCGAGAACGTCCTCGTTCTTCAGCACGAACCCGGTGGTGTCGGCATCGATCGTCGGGGTCGCCGACTGTGCCCCGGCCTCGATGGTCTTGTTGATGACTTCCTGCAGCGCAGCCAGCGCCAGCTGGTTCGGGGCGGTGATCTGGACGTTCTTCGTGCCCGGAACCTGCTCGATCGTGAAACCGAGTTCCTGCAGGTTCGCCTTGGCGGCTGCATCGTCGACCTGGACCTCGACCGACAGGTCGTCCGAGTTCTGGAACGCGAGCGCGACGTTGTTCAGTTCCTGCAGTGCCTGGTCCGCGCCCTCGATCTTGACCTGCGCCAGAATGATCTCCGGGTCGAGCCCCAATTGCTCGGCAGCACGACGGATCTCGTCGACACTGAGACCAGCAGATTTTGCGAGCTGCTGGAACTGCTGCTCGTTCTGCGCCCAGATCGGCCCCATGTCGGCACCCGCCGCAGCCGCGTCGGCGGTCGCATCCCGGATGTCCTTGAGGGTGTCGTACAGTCTGCCGCCGTTGGCGCTGGCGGTGTTCACCGACCCGTCGGCGTTGATCAGGGCCGCACCGAACCCGGCGGTGGCATCCCACGCAGCCGTGGTTTCCTCGGCGGTCTCCCGGACCCGCTCGTTGTACGCGGCGATCGCATCCGACAACGGCACTGGCACACCGGCCAGGACATCCAGGGTCCGCTTCAGCGCCGAGGCCTTGTCGTCAGCCGACGCCGACGCATCCGCCAACGTCCGCGTCGCATCCGCCAGATCCAGGAATCCCGGCTCCAGGGTCTTCGCCGAACGCTGCGCCTCGAGGAACTCCTCGCGCAGTTCCCGGACCTTCGCGATGGCGTCCTCGCCGCCGTTTCCGGTGTTACGCAGGTTGGCTTCGAGTTCGGCGAACTCGGCCGGCGACCCGGCGATCGAGGCAGTGAGTTCCTCGTTGGTGATGTTGAGTTCCTTGAGGGACTCCGCAGCACGCTCCGCGGCCTCACCGATCCGCTGTGCCTCGTCCACGGCGGCGTTCGCGCCGTTGCGGGGCGGGTTGAGGATGGCCGTCCAGATTTCGTCCATCATGGACGGGGTGGCATCGGCCACCTCGGACAGGCCCTGCATGAACTCGTCGACCGCGACCTCCTGTGCGGACAGCACAGTGTCGTTGATCGAGCCCTGAGACTCCTGGAAGGCCTTCCCGACATCCCGCTGAGCTGCCGATAGATCACGCGCAGAACTCTGCACAGCCTCCTGGAAGTCGTTCACCGCCCCGAGGGACTGCACCAGGGTGTACACAGCGGCAGCGGCAGCAGCGATACCCACTACCCACGGCCCACCGAGCATCGACACCATGCCACCGGCGGCGGAACGCAGACCGGTCGACGCGGCCGCAGCCGCGCCGGCGGTGCGCCCGAACGTGGTGGCACCGGCAGCGGCGTTCATGAATGCGCCCTGCATGCGGGCCACCACCGGCACATGGGTGCCGAGCTGGCCGACCGCAGAGCCGAAACGGCCCATCTGCACCGCGCCCATGCCGGCCACGGTCACCAGGCGGTTCGTGGCGGTCGCAACACCCGCCGCGGCCGTCCCGTACGCGCGCAGCGCCGACACCGCGGTGGTGGCCGCCCCACCGAGGGCGGCTCCGAGACCGGTGGTCTGTAGCGCCACCAATGCCACCGTGGCGGCCTGCACCACCGGGGGAAGATCGGTGAAGGCGTCGACCGCAGTACCTACCGCGGACCCCGCGGCGGACAGTCCGGACACGATGCCCGGAGTGACGTCGTTGATGATCTGCGCACCCTTGGTGGCGAAGCCCTCGAGTGGTCCGTCGACAAGGTCGTACACCTCTAGCGCCAGACCCTCGGCGGAGTTCTGCACAGCTGCCAGGGCACCGGGCAGCCCTTGGGTCTTGGCTGCGGCGACCTCGGCTGCCGAGCCCTGCCGGTCGATGGCGGTGCGCATCGTATCCCAGCCGGTAGCGCCCTGTTCCGCGGCCACGCCCGCCAGGCGCATCGCGTCGGAGCCGAACAGGGTAGCGGTCGCCGCCTGGTACATCTCCGGAGTCATGTTCTGCGACGCGCGCTCAAGCTGCCCGAACAGCGCCCTCATGCCGATGAAGTTGCCCTGCGCGTCGTACACCGTCAGCCCGAGATCACGGATCGCGGCCTGCGCTGGCTTTCCCGTGTCAGTCAGCGCCAACATCGCCGATTTCAACAGCGTGCCCGCATCCGACCCGGCGATGCCCGCGTTGGCGAGCAGCCCGAGCCCGGTGACGGTGTCCTCGATGGACACCCCGAACTGGTTCGCCACCGCGCCGGCCTGCTGCAGACCGACGGCAATGTCGGTGATCTCCGCCGACGAAGCATTCGCGCCGTTGGCGAGGATGTCGGCGGCCTTGGCTGCGTAGTCCGCGTTGAGACCGAACGCCTGCAGTGCCTGCGACTGGATGGTCGCCGCAGACGCCGCATCGATCTGCGCTGCCGCCGCCAACTCCAGGGTTCCGCGGGCCGCGCCCATTGCCTGCTCGACCGAGAACCCGCCCTTGGCGAGTTCGGTCATCGCCGCCGCAGCGTCCGTCGCCGAGGTGTCCGCCAACGACGCGTCGTTGCCGAGCCCCATCGCCGCGTCGCGGACCTTCTGCAGCTGGTCCGCGGTCGCACCCGACACAGCCTGCAGAGTGTTGAGCTCGTTGGTGAAGCTGTTGCCGATGTCGAGGACCGCCTTCGCGGCGGCTCCGACGCCGAGAGCCACCCCGAGCGCACTGCCGATCTTCGTGGCGACACCCATCGCCCCGCGCATCCCGGATTCGAGCTGCGCGGGGAACTGCCGTAGATCGGGTGCGACTTCGATGTCGATGCGTCCGCCAGCCACCGGCCACCTCCTTCGTGTCCGGCGCCCTCTACCGGGCGCCCAGAAGCCGTTTGAAATCGGCAGCCGACGAGAGTTTCAGGCCGCCGGTCTTCGGCGCGTTCGTAGCGAGCGCGTCGGTGTACTGCTTGCGGCGGATCTCGCCGATACCGTCCGGGCGCAATGCGACTGGTGCGATCAGCGGCTGCGGCGGGGGTTTGATCCCGGCCCGCTTGCGCTGCTCACGCGCTGCTTTCACCTCGGGGTCGTCCGGGTCGGTGGTCCACTGCGCGTACTCGGAGTTGAGCCAGTAGTCGTCCCGGTCGAGCAACATCGCCAGGTTCTCCGAGTCCCGCGCGGACTGCGCTTCGTATTCGCGCGCAGCGAGGATCAGGTGTCCGCAGTCTCTCCACGGGAGGGCTCGGAGGACTTCTCGGAGGTCTCGGTGGAACCAGCGCCCAACGCTTGTGAGAGCACCGCGCCAGCCATCCTCGCGGCAGAGGGAGGCGAGAGCGGCACCAATTCCCCCTCGGACAGCTCCGACAGGGAGATGACCTTGTTGAGCAGTTCGGCGGTGGTCTTCGCGTTCAGCTTCGCCGACATGACCGCATCCCACAGGGCCTGGCCGGCGCCGTCGGTGATCAGGTCGAGTGCTGCGACCACCTGGTTGGTGGCGAGGTAGGCGTGGAACTTGGCTGCTTCCTCGCCGGTGAACTTGCGGCGTACGTCGGCCTCGACCCCGAACAGGGTGATCGGCTTCGGTTCGCCGCCGTCGTGGGCGAGGACGTCGAGAATGTCGAACCGCTCCACCGCAGGCTCCGGTGTCGAGGTCGGAGCCGTGCGGGGAGCGGTCTTCTTCTGGGTGCCGGACATGATGTAGTGCTCCTATCAGGGTGCGAGCGGGTTGAAGTCGGTAACCGGGACGACCTCGGTGAGGGCGAGCAGCTCGAACTCGAAGCCGTCGAGGGTCTCTCCGCCGAACACCCGCGGGGGCGGGGTGGTCAGGGTGGCGCGCTCGACGTAGAACCCGGCCGAGCCGGTCTCGTCGACGACGCGGAACAGAGCGGCGAACTCCTCGTCCACGCCCGGCTCCCACTTGAAGATGCCCGAGCTCGTGCCGATCTCGGTGATGCTGCCGCCCTGCAGGGCCGTCAGCACGGTCGCCTTGGAGAAGTCGACGGCGCGGAACTTGATGCGCTCCTCGAGCGGGCCCTTGACGACCTTGTACGGGGCGGTGCGCCGGTTCCACACCGGCAGGGTCTTCAGGTCGCGGGTCGGGTTCACGTCGAACCCAGCCTCGACACCACCGAACGCGTCCCAGTTCACGGCCGGGGACGTGCCGCTGGTGACGGTTGCGGCGAACGGGTCGGTGGGCAGTGCGGTGCCGGCGGGGGCGCGGAAGATGTCGCCGTCCAGCCAGACGTAGGCCTTGTTCGGATCCGCGTAAGTGCTCACGGGGTTACCTCCTGAGATCGGCTCACGGATCGTGAGCAGTAAGGGAGTCCCGCCCCAGGCGCGTCCGGCACAAGGACACCCGGGGCGGGACAGATGGGAGACGCCTGCGGCGTCAGGCGGACAGCGTCCGCATCTTCAGCTCCACACGGCAGGCCGCGCGGAACAGCGGGAAGTTGTTCCCGCGGGTGTTGTCGACCATCGTGATCGGACCATCGACCCACCGGCCGGACCAGGCACTGTCACGGAACCGCACGGTGCGGGCCCGGCCCAGCAGTTCCCCGGCCAGGGCCGCGACGTTCCACGACACTTCCTCGGGGTCGGTGGTGCCGCCGAGGATCTCGATCTTCGGGGTCCACACGTCGACCTGCACCATCGGCCGGCGCAGCATCGGGTCTGCGCCGACGTTGCCCGGCCCACGCAGCGTGATGCACGGTCCGGTGATCTCGTCCGGCAGCTCGCGGGTGGTGATGCGTTCCGCGGGAACCAGATCGAGGATCTTCGGCTGGTCGACCAGGAAGGCACGGACCGCGCCAGGCGCGAATGGAATCGGCACCGGTTACCCCCCTCTCGGTTGCCAGCCGCTGTACCGACCGTACTGGCGAGCCGCATCGGTGAGCGAGGCATGCGCCGGGGTGTCGACCGTGCCGTACTCCTTGAAGATCGCGTCCGGGTCGTTGTCGACCAGGAACACGCGGTCTCCTTGGACCTCAACGCCGATGCCGTCGCGGTATGCGCCGGTGTAGACCGGGGCGGCCGATCGGGCGTCGTTGGCGGCTTCGTGGGCGATGTCGGTTCGATCGTCGAGCGACAACGCGCGCGCTTCGCCTCGCGCCCGGGCGCCGTACACGATGATCCGGGCGGCCACCTCGTCAGCCCTTCGGTGTCGTGACCGTGGTCGACGACGGGGACGTGGACGAGGAGCTCGAGGACTTCTTCTTCGAGTCCTGCTCCCGCAGATGATCCTGGTACGCCTTGGAGTCCTCGGCCGCCCAGTGCTGGTTGCCGTCCGCGTCGGTGTAGGTGACGACGTCCTGGGTCTTGGTGGTCTTGGCCATGACTGGCTCACTCCTTGATGTCGGAAACGCACCGCACGTTGGCGGCGATGTAGGCCAACCGGCGGGACCCGCGGGCCGGCCTGCGGGGACGGGGTTTGCCCTCGACCTCGTAGATCAGGCCGTCCGGGCCGCGGAACTGGTCCCGACGGTCCGGGGTGACTGGGATGCCGGGGTCGAGCAGCAGCACGTACGACGAGACGACGTGCCCGTCCAGGAACTCGGTGTTGCCGGCGTCGACCGACGCGGCCGACAGCTGCCGCTGTTGCAGCAGTCCGGTCCACTCGATCTCCGTGCGCGGGCCTGGGAACCAGTTCCCGGTCGATGGGTCCTGGATGTGCTCGCCGTCGACCAACAGCACCCACTTCTCGGGCAGGGCTGGCATCACGCGATCCTGATCGTGAACGCGCCACCGGTGCTCTCGTCGGATTCCGGCGCGAGCTGCCCGAGTTCTGTATCCGTGAAGTACACGAGCTCGGCGTCTGAGTCCATGTACGTGGTCTGGATCTCCGGGTATTGGGCTGACCGGACCCGCAATCCGACACGCAGTGCGTCGAATGCCCGGCATATCACTGTGACGAGGATGCCGCGGACCAGACCGGGACGGAGCGTCCCGTCGGTGAGACGTGCGTCGACGTCACCGACGACGGCCCGCATTTTCGGTGACCGCAGATTCTCGGATGCCAGCTCGATCAGTGAATCGACTTGCCCGATCTCGGGTCCGGCCAGGGTCTCCCCCAGCCGGACCTCGACGTCAGTTCTCTCGACCAGGCTCTGCAGCGGTGCTGTCACTCTTGCTCCCTGCCGTCTTGCGGGTGGTCGACTTCGGAGCGGGATCGTCGGCGCCGGCCGATTCGATCAGTCCGTCTGCGACGAGACGCTCGATGTCGTCCTTGGAGACGTCCGACGGCACGAGTGTCCCGCGGTAGAGGTACTTGACCTTGCCGTCGACGCCATTCACGCCCACGAGAGGGGCCGTCACGATGTGGCTCATGATTCTTCCTCTCAGATGCCGGTGATCTTGACCGCGGCGCCGGGCTCGCTGACGTACGGGACGAACACGCGGCGGGCACGGACCTTCCACTGGTCGTTGTCCTCGTCGCGGATGGACTTCGTCTCGATCGTCTCGCCGGTGTATCCGCCGCCGAGCTTCTCGTCGGCGATGCCACCGAGCGCGTTGGTGTCGATGACCCAGGCGCCGGCCGCCGGCAGGTTCGGTGTCGGCAGGATCGTCAGACCAGCGATCATCGGGAACTCACCGGTGTAGATGGTGTTGGCGGAGTCCTCGCGCGCCCGGGCAGTCTGGATGGTCGGATCCGACGCCAGGTACGCCCAGGTGGTGTCGTCGACGACGAGCACGTTGGGGTCGTATCCCTTGTTCAGACCGATGATCTGTGCCTTGGCGAGCATGATGTCGCGCAGGATCTTCGTCGAGGCCGACCAGGCGCCGTCGGTGACGGCCTGGGTCTGGGTGACCTGGGAGGCGATCAGCGACAGGGCGATCGCGTCGCAGTTCTTCACCGCGGTGTTGACCAGGCGGGTGAGTGCCTTCTCGACCGCGCCGAAGTTCGACCGCTTGATCTTCTCGTCGGTGATCGGCACGTCCTGGCCCCACTTGTTGACCTTCACGGCCTGCGGGACAGCGTCGGCCAAGCCGGTCTGCGGGTATTCGCCACCCGGGGAGATCATTTCGACCGGACGCTCGACGTAGAGCGGGTCGTCCTGCTCAAAGACGATGGCGCCGCCCTGCACGTCGGTACGTGCCGTGAGCAGCACATCCGAGATGAAGCGCTGGCGGGCGAGTTCGGTGGCACGCCGCGAGACCAGTGTCGGCGACGCCAGGAAACGGTTGACGGTCTCGAAGTCCCCGGAGTAGGTGGGCGGTGCCGGGGGGTAGGTGATGGCCATGTGGGCCCTCCTTCATGGTCCGGAGCCTCACGACTCCAGGGATGGTGTGGACTCAGCGGAGAACGACGCGGACCTTGCCGCCCGACGCTGCCGAGACAGCGACGCCGACCACCTGCGAGTAGTCGGTGCCGGCGCCGATCGCTGCGACCGCGCCAGAGGCTGCGGGGATCACGTTGGCGCCGGCGGCGATCGCGCCGGATGCGGCGAGTTCGTGTTCTCCCACCGAGTGGATGGTGACCTTGTCACCGGAGGTGACGTCGAACGCGGCGACGCCGAGCCACGCGGCGGTGGCACCGGAGGTCGGGGCGACGGTGCCGTTGCCCGATACGGCGACGAGCTGGCCGCCGGTGATGGTTGCGGATGCCTGCGAGACGAGGGCTGCCCCGGGCTTCCTGATGGGAACGTATTCGGCCATGTCAGGGCCTCACTTTCTGGTGGATCCGTAGATCTGCTCGTACAGAAGGTCTTCCTCCGACGCGGGCGGGCCGCCCTGCGGTCCGGCGTGAGGAAGCGGTGCGGGAACGCGAGGTGCGTTCGGGTCGACGACCGGTGCCAGCGTGGGCTGGATGGTCGCCCAGTCGGCGGCAAGTTCGTCGACGGTGTTGCCGTGCAGCCGATCGACCCACGCTGCGGGCACTCCGTTCTGCAGGGCGAACCGCAGCCGAAGGTTCTCGGCCACTGTGTTCTCCTTGTCGGTGGTGGCCGCCTGCAGGTTCTGCTGCGCGGCCGCCGCTGCCTGCTGGGCCTTCTCGAGGTCCGTCAGCTTCTCGGCGTTGATCTCGTCGAGTTGCCGCTGCAGGTCCGCGACTCTGCGGTCCGCTTCGGCTCGAGCGTCGCGCTCGGCTTGCAGCGCACGCAGGCCGGGTTCACCGAGCGGTGCGTCCGGCTTCGGGTCGGCTGTCGGCTGGGGCGGAGTGGGTGGCGTCGCGCTACCCGGATCAGCTCCGCCTTCGGGGGCTGCGCCAGTGCCTTCGGTACGTGCAGTCATGGTTGGGTTGTCCTCCATCGCGGGGGGTAGCCCGGCCCGGCATCGCGCCGGTCGGGAGTCGTGGGGTGCGGCTACGCGAGGTAGCCGTACAGCTTGAGAAGTCGGAGCGCGTCGGCGCGGTCCTCGGCGATCTCGTAGATGGCCTCCGGCATAAGCCGAGGGGCATGGGCCTGGAAGTAGCGTCGCCCGTTGCGAACGTCCGTCTGTCGGCGCGCGTACCCGGCCTGCCTCATGGCCCGGTAGGCCTCGCCGCGCCGGGTCACGCCTTCCGTAGTGGTCGGTAGAGGCCGGCCGTATACGTCGGTGCGAGATAGCCTTCCTCGAGGGATCCAGCCGGCGGCGTTCAGTTCTTTCGTCGACATGCCTCGACGCGAGTTCACGACCTGGGTGATGTCGGCTCCGTCGCGGATCGCTTCGGCGCCCGCCTTGGTGAACTGCTTGTCCTGCTCCTCGGGGGTGAGACTGTCGAGGTAGGCCTTCGGATCAGTAGTAATGTCGTCGGCCCTGTCCTCCCGGGCGGGGATGTGTCGGCAGTCGCAACCCGGGTGACGCTGGAAGGCCCGGTTGGATCGGTAGAACCGACCTGCCAATACCGCGCAGCGCGAGCAAGACGGCGGGTTCAGCATCCGCGTGTATCCCACCCCGGGCCGTGTCGTGATTGCCAATCCGGTGGCGACCCGGGCAGCATCGGCAATCTGCGTCTGCATGCGTGTCACCAGTGCCGACAGGCCAGCCTCCCAGGCTTGTGCGACACCGAGTCCGGAGCCGATGCGTCCCTTGGCGGTGATGACCGCGCCGTACATCAGCGAGTCCAGCCCACGCCCATCCGACGCGACCCCGACCAGCCCGGCGGTCTCGACCGAGGCCTCGGCCGCTACCGGTGTTCCGAGTTCGTCGAGCACATCAGCGACATAGGCGTCGGCCGATCCGACTGCTCGCTGCTGGGCGGCGACGAGCAGCTCGAGCATGGCGTCGATGTTCCGGTCGAACCATGCGTCGAAGTCCTGCGGAGGGCGGTTCCCCCACAGGTCCACAGCGATCGTCAGGGCTTCCATCGTGATCGACCGCTGATCGCGGTAGTACTCGACGGAAGCGTCAGGAAGCATCGCCCGGCGCCGTCCGTGCGAACCGGGCTATCGCGCCGGCAGCCGACGCTTCATCGTCCATCTCGCGCATCTGCTTCCGTTGCGTAGCCGAGTAGCCGAGATCGATGCGGGTCTGCTCGAGCGGGACGATGCCCGACTCGTACTTCTTCACAGCCGCATCTGCCTTCTGCGCCACCGTCGGCGTCGACGGATCCCGCCAGACCGTTTCGATCTGGTAGTCCCGCGGTTCGAGCTTCGGGCTCTTGCGCAGGTACATCAGGTTGATGCGCTGCACCTCTTCCCAGGCCCCGCCGAGGAAGGTGTGCTTACGCTCGACTCTCTTGACCAGCTGTGTCTCCGAGGATCGGATCGCATCAGCCGACGTCGGGTTGTCCCCGACGAAGCCCATGTAGTGCGGCGGCAGGGCAGCGATCTGCGAAGTCAGCTGGGCGAGCAGCTTGATCGTGTTGTGGAAGACCGTCAGGTCCGCCTCGTCGAACTGGCCGACCTTGATGTTCGGGTTCTCGTTGGCCCACAGCCGCGACTTGACCTTCGACCACGTCGACAGCGGGTTGCCGTTCCGGTCAACGAAATCGGACTGCTTCAGCCCGAACGCCCAACGGCGCGGCATCGCATGGAACTCCCCCGACACCATCATGTCGGTGGCCATCTTGTTGGCCGCGTCTGCGAGCGGAATGACGTCGCGGAACTCGGTCATGCCGTCCGGCCGCAAGATCCGGGGTCGGTTCACCAACGGCACCACGGGCACGATCCCGAAGTTGTGCTTGTCCTGGAACTCCCCGGCCTTCCATTCGCCTTCCTTCTTCACGAACTCGGTCGTCTCGGTCGGCGTGAACACCAGGACGTGGTCGACGTCGTCCTCGTCCTTCCACTTCTTGATCGCGCTCGACACCTTGCGGGTCCCCGGGTCACGCCGTGCCCACACCTGGAACGGCGACTCGACCGTGTTCCGCGGCGGCTGATCCTTCTCCTTGTTGGCGCTGATCAAGACGTAGGACCGTGACAGTGCGATGGAATCGAGGTGGCCCTGCTGGGACTGCTCGTCCATGTCGTTGTACTGCCAGCCAGCCCAGAGGACCTCGTCCTCGACATCGGAGTCCGCGTAGCGGAAACCTTCGATATCCAGACGGGACTCGTACGCGTCGGCGACGAGCCTGGCCCAGTTCAGAACCAGCTCGGCGACAGTGTCGCCGAGCTCCTCGCGCATCGCGTCGGACATGTACTTCAAGGGCTGCTCGCCCTCGAGGTAGTTGTCCCACTTCGTCAGGTTGCCGACGTCGGCTGCCAGGCCCTTCTCGAGGACGGGGATGAGTTCGACAGCTCCGGGCATCTGCTACATCACCCCTTCACATCACGATCATTCGACTAACGACGGGATCCGCCCAGCCGGCCTCGCGGGCGTCGGCGGCGGCTTCGTGGGCGAGGATCGACGCCATCGCAGCGTCGATCTTCTGATGGTCGGCCGGCTTGCCGAGGATGTACTTCTGCCCAGGCTTGGCGACCTTGCGAGCGTTGGCGATGTGGACCGCGGTGATCGGGCAGCCGTCGTGACGGATCCGGCCGGTCGCCAGGTCGGTCTCGAATCGGCGGATCGCGTCGTACATCTGCCGGACGCGGTTCGTCGCCCACTCGAACACGTGCTCCTCCCCGTGCCGCAACGCCCAGTCTCCGATCTCGCTGTACCAGTCCTGCGGATCGCAGTACTGACGCTCCACGCGCCACCGGTCGTGGATCTCGTCCACGGCGGCGTCGACCTCCCCACGCGGGATCTGCCCACCCCACTGCGCCGGATCCCAGATTGTCGGCCGCTGATCCGGCCCGTACCTGGGCGTGAACAGAAACCCGTCACGCGTCTCGCACCGGATCGCTGTGAAGTCGTTGTTCTCGGACCCGTCGAAACCGAACGAGATCGGGGTACCAGGTTCAGGATTGGGCAGCCACAGCTGCGTCGTCATACCGTTCCTCCCAGAGCCCATCCCGCAACCACGAGCCCTGGCCGTAGACCAGCCGATTACCGAAGAACCGTTCGGCCTGTGCGGGGTCGCGCTCGTTGAGCTCCATGGCCTCGGCCTCGATAGATTCGAGGTTCACCCACGGCGAGCCCGCGTAGACGTACTTGAGGATCTTCCGGCGGTCCCGCTTGTTGCCCCAGGACAGACCCTTCGGAGGGATCCGATAGAACTTGAAGATGTCCGGGGCCTGCGACTCGTACGTGCGCTGCGCGGTCGAGTTCTCCGACGGATCCCATGCATTCGTGGTCTCCATCGTCCGGCCACCCATGCCGGCGGCGCCGCGGCGCTGTGTCTCCGCGACACCAACCATCTTGTTGGCCACCGTGTACATGCCGGTCTCGTCGTGCAGCACCCAGGACACCGGGTTACCCAGTCGACCCCGCGCACTCGAGGTGACCGCGTCGATCCGGTCGAAGTCATCTCCGCCGACCTCACCGGCGATACGGATGAACCCCTCGCGCGGCGACATCAGATCCGACAGCGGACCGAGGCGGATCATCGCGGTCAGCGGCCGGTACACGTTGCCGACCTGGTCCTCGTTGTTGGCGGTCAGCTGGATGACCGGCGAGGGATGACGCATCCCCATCGGCTCGCCTGGCAGGTACTCGTACTCCCAGCCGCATCCACAGCCCCAGTCGGAGCAGGCGTACCCGTCGCCCTTCTCGGCCCAGCCGAGGAACTGCGACGGCCCGACCGCCTCGAGGCACGCCATCGACGCCGCCCACGGTCCCTTGCCGGTCTTCTGCGGCGCCACGACCTGTGCACGCCGGTAGACAAATGCCTGGTTGAACAGCGGTTCCGGTTTTCCGTCCTCGCCTGTCCCCCACTCGACGCCCGGCCGGATCTCGTAGTACTTCGCGCCGCACCAGAACTGCCAGTCCGACCACACGAAGTCCGAGCCACGGCGGTAACCGTCCGGGACTCGGCAGTGCCGCCGGACCCACGCTTCTCCGATGTCCCCGAGCGTCGGGAAGTCGACGAGGAACCCGTCAGTTAGCTCCACCAGGCACCGCCCGCAGGCGCCGCTGCGGAGCGGCGGGCTGCTCGACGTCCTGGGCCTTGGGCTTCTCGGCCTTCGCCGCGGCGACCTCGTCGGTAGCGATCACCCAGCCGTTCTCCTTCAGCCCCGCGGGCGTCAGACCGATCTGATCAGCCAGGCGGTGCATCACGGCTGCGTCGGCGGCCGGCGCATCCGGAGCCTCGGCGCGGACCTTCCACCGGACCCACATCGCGATGGTCTCCCACCGGTGCGGCTCGATCGCCCACTGCGCTGCCTGCGGATAGGTCCAGACCTTCCGCCACACCGCGCGTTCCCGGGTCGAGCCCTTTGGGAACGGCCAATCGGGTGCCTTGCCGGAGTAGCCCTCGCTGGGCAGCGTCGTGAATTGCAGGCCGCGTCGGTCCGAACGGCCAGACTTCGGATCGGCCTGGGGGCCAGACCGGTTGCGTGCACCTCCACGTGCCATGTCGATCACTCCTTCGGTGGCATCGCGCCACGTCGGACGTGCCGTCGGCATCGCGCCGGCGGCGGGGGCTTCCGGAATGTCTGAACCCTCCGCGCGGATTTCTCACCTCCCCCGCGGTCGGGGAGGGAGGGTCCTTTGGGGGTCACCCCCCTGGGGTGGGGGTGGGTCTGCGGCTGGCGGTGGCTCGGTTGCAGGCGATGTGCTCGGGGCCGCGGTAGCGGGTTCGGTCGTGGTCGTCGTGTCCGAGGTCCCACTGTTGCTCGGGCAGGATGGGCCGGTTGCAGCGCCAGCATTGGACGGTGCCGGCTTCGACTGCGGGGCGCCATGCCTCGCGCCTGTTGCGGTGTGTCTGTCCGTAGCCGCGTGCGGTGCTGCTGCCGCGGCGGTGCTCGTGCTCGCGCCGGTGCTCGGCGCACTGGGGCTCGCGTTGGATGCGGGCGCAGCCTGCGACCGAGCAGACACGCATGCGGGCCCGGGCCATGTCAGCCTTGGAGGTCTTCGATGGTGGCTGCGGGCCGGACGTCGATGATGAGGCGCTGGTCGTTGTGGGACCAGGTGTGGATGAGGCCGTGCCAGGTGTCGGGTTGTCCGGGTTCGCCGATGGTGACGAGGTAGCGGCGCAGTCCGGCTGCTGTGAGGCGGGAGGCGAATTGGGAGTCGGCGGGGATGGAGACGTGCCGCCGGTCGCCGTGTGTGGTGACGGTGGTGTCGTCGAGGGTGAGCCATTCGCCGGTGCCGGATTGCCTGACCTGGATGGGTTCACTCACTGGCCTTGGCCTCCTCGGTCTTGGTGAGCAGTTGCTGCAGCAGCTGGGCGTGGGCGCGTGCCTTGCTCGGGGCCTGGGCGTAGAGGCCGGCGGGGTGCGAGGCGATCCACGATCCGTCGCGGCTTTGTGAGGTGACGATCTTCTCGGGATCGAAGAAGTCCTCGGGGTCTGGTGTGGGCCAGGTGCCGTCGGGGTTGCGTTCGATGTGGAGTCCGAGGTCGCCGCTGGGTCCGTTGGGTGTGGGGACCCAGCGGACTTGTTCGTGTTCGGGGTGGTGGCGCCAGCCTCGGCGGTGCAGGTATGCGGCGAGGCGGGTGGATTGGTGGATCTCGACGCGGGTGGGTTCGGCGACTTTGCGGTCGGCGATGGTGTGTTCGGGGAGGTGAACGACTGCGAGTTCGTCGGCGAGGACCTTGACGTCGGGGTCGAGCTTGGCGGCTTCGGTCTGGTTCTGCACGGCGCCGGTGAGGGTTTCGCGGAGCCAGTCGAGGTACTCGGGCTTGACCCACTGTCCGGGGGCGTCGGGGTTTTCGATGTAGCCGGGCGGTGGTGTCTTGCCGCTGGGTCGGAAGTTGATCTCTTGGAGGACTTCCTTGCCGTCTTCGCGCTGGCTCACGTCGGTGGGTTCCTATCGGTCTGCGGCGACGATCTTGAGTGCGTCGAGGAGTGCCTGTGCAGTGTCGATGGCGAGCCAGATGGCGTTGCGGAGCATGGCTTCTCCTCGGAACGTTGGGGTCGGGCAGCGAGGTGGTGCGCTCGGGTACGTCTGAGCGGTGCGCTTGTGTGCGCGGCCTGGCTTGAGCTGTGTTGTCCGAATGCGGCGTGCGGGTGCCGGTCGGCAGCCTTGACCCGACGGTCTCTGGGGTTGCCCCAGGAATGCCGAAGGCGTGAGAGTCGATGCCTTTGCATAACTCTCACGCCCGCGGGCGAAGCTTAGCATATGGGGGTGCCGCAGCTGGTCAGGCTGTGTGGCGTGTTCCGAGTAGTTCGAGTGCTTCGTCGAGTCGGTAGCGGCCGCTGTGTGATTCGAGTCGTCCTCGGCTGATCCAGGTGTCGATGGTGGATCGGGCTATGGGTTGGCGGGTGATGACGGTGAGTGCGGTGCGGAGTTCTCGTTTGTCGTAGAGCCTGTCGGCGAGTACGGCTGCGGTTGTTTCGCGGAGGGTGTGGATGTCGATGGTGGTCCCGCAGGTTCCGCAGGTGGTGGTGTTGCGTCCGCGTCGGCAGTAGACGCCTGGGCAGGTGGTGTCGGGGTTGGTGGATTGGCAGGGGCCGATGAACTCGGGGGGTTCTTTGGTGTCGATGACCTGGGCGACTCGGTGTGTGACGTCTCGGATCTCGTCGAAGGCTTGTTCGGCAGTGTCGCAGAGGGCGAGGTCGTTGATGTGGAGGGCGAGCCAGATTGTGGCTTGTTGTGAGCGCTGGTGTCCTGGGTGTGGGAGTTGGCGTTGTGTGGTGGTTTCGTCGATCCAGGCGGTGAGGGTGCCGTGGAGGTCGTAGGCGATGTCGCTGGCGACGGGGTCGAAGGGGACCATGGTGTCGGTGGTGCGGCCGCCGTCGCGGTATTGGTCGCCGTATTGGGTTTGGCGGGTGATGACGTTGTCGAGTTCGGGGATCATCCAGGTGAGGTCGCGGAGGGTGCCAGTGAGCAGCTGGCGGGTGTGCGGGTCGAGGTAGAACGTCTCGCTCACTGGTCCTCCTGTGGTCGGTGCCCGGTGATGAGCGTGATGAGGTCGGCGACGGTTCCGGTGACCCACTGTTCGAGGGGGTTGGTGGTGCCGTGGCGTTTGTGGACGACGAGGCCGCAGAGGGCGTCGTCGTTGCCGGCCTCGATGGCTGCCTCGCGGGTCCAGCCGGGCAGGTCGATCCTCTGGCCCTTGCCGGGGGATTTGAGCTCGAGGACGAGGCGCTGGCCCCTGATTCGTACGCCTGCGATGTCGCCGCGGTCTTTGGCGCCGTTGCGGGCGCGGCGTTCGATGCGGTCGTCGTCGAGGTGGTGTGCGAGGGCTTGGGCGATGAGGGTTTCGAACGCGGTGCCGGCCTTGCGGGCGGATGCGCGATTGCGGGCCATCAGGCGGCGCCTTTCGGTTTGGTCAGCGTGGAGCGGATGGCGGCTAGGTGCCGGGCGGCGCGTTCGGCTCGCTCGGGGTCGTGGTCGCAGAGGGCGCCGTTTGCGTAGCCGTCGTCGTCGCAGATGCCGCATTCGGTGATGGCCTGGGCGCGGAGCTCGGCGCGTTCCCTCGCTTCGGTGGAGAGCCTGAGGGCGGCTTCTCGTTGCTGCTGGGCCATCCAGGCGGCGTGCGATCGGCGTGCCTCGCCGCAGGCGTGGCAGTTCGCCGTCGTGCCGCCTGGATGCGATGGGCAGAAGGGGGTGGGTTCGGTGATGCGCGCCCTGTCTCCTTCCGTACTTACGTAACCACTATTTGGAGATGGAGAGGGAGTAGGAGAGGGAGAAGGAGTAGAGGGGGGTTGACTCGGGGGGTCAATCGGGGGGCGCGATTCATTCTGAATTGGGGGATGAGTCGAGGGCTGAACGGGGGGATCATTCGGGGGTTGAGCGTCACCCTTGTTCGGGGGATGAACCGCACCCTGGCCGAGGGGGTAGGTGGCGGGATCGATCGGGGTCTGATCGAGCAGCCGGCGGACCGCGTCACTCCCCCAGCCCTTCAACTCCGGCTCGTCCCCGTGGAGTCGGATCAGCTCGTGCACGATGACACCGCGCAGCACGTTCGACGCCACCGCCGAATGCGCCTTGGCCATGGACACACCCATGTGCCGCTGCTTCATCAGCCCGTCGTTGCGGATGAACGAGCGGACGAGGACCTCTTCGGTGTCCTCGTCGACGACGATGTAGAGACGCTGCACCAGCTCGGCGACGGAGGCCCAGAAGTGGTCCGGGTTCCAGTCGCGTGCGAGCGGGAGCAGCCTGCGTGGTCGCCAATCAGCGACACCGCAGTAGCTCAGGCTCGGTGAGGTTGTGAGCATCAGGTACACGTGCTGCGCGCCTGGGGTGAGTTGGCGGAAGTCCTCGTCGGACCAGATCGACGTGAAGATGCGGCCGTGATCGCGTGCCATCAGGCTGGCCTCCTTTCGTCGTTGACGGGTGCCCAGTCGCCGCGGCATTCGAGGGTGGGGCAGCGCACCATGCCGGCCGGGGGCCGCTGCCCGCAGGTGGGGCAGCGGCGCTCGGGGGCGTGGTGTGGGTGGGCGGCGGCCTTGAGAGCCGCCGCGGGTTCCACATGGGAGGTGACGGTTTCGTTCACCACAGCGCCAACTCCTCCGGCTCGGTCGGAGCCGGCGCGAGGAGCAGTGCGATGACACGCTGCTTCTCCTCGTCGTCGGCTGTGCGGGCGCGGCGGGCATCGGCACGGAGCTCGTCGGGGAGCTGGCCGACCCAGTCGAGGATCTGACGCCAGGTGATCGTGACGACGTGCTCCGGGTCGCGAAGGCTGCGCTGCTTCGTGTAGTCGCCGTGGGTGGTCATGGCGATGCCCCACCGGTACGTGGACCGCCATAGTCCGGCGTCGCGCCACTGCTCGTCCTTCGGTGTGCCGCCTCCGTGCATGTCGCGGATGTGACCGCACCAGTAGCCGGGGTTGTCGGCGAGCCCGAGGATCTGCCAATCGGCGAGTTCGGCGACGAGCCGGAGCTGGTCGGGGGTCATCGGCGGTCCCACAACCAGATCAGCCACTTCGCGATGAAGTTGCCGACGATGGCGGAGCCGATCGCCATCAGGACGAGCAGTGTGATCGCGCCGATCACGATGAGGACGTCGCTCACTAGGCACCGTCCTCGGGCAGCCGCGTGAGCGCGTGCCGCATCCCCTGAGCGCGCTCGTCCTCCCATGCCGTCTCGTTCGCCCACGTGTCGAGCAGATCCAGTCCCTGCCCGAGCAGGCGCCGGCAACGGGTGAGGTCCGCTTGCAGTCGCCGGTTCTGTTTGAGTGCGTCGTCGAATCCGCGCTTCAACGTGGCGTTCTCGTCGGCGTGCGCGAGCGCCTGCCGTTCCTTCACTTCGAGGAGGTCGCGGGTCTTGTCGCGCTGTGTTTCGGCGGCGACGAGCTGCTCGGCGAGATCCGCGTTGCGGAACTCCAGTCGTTCGTTCTCGCGTTGCAGGTCGTCGATGCGGTGCACCTCGGCGGCGATGGTGGTTTCGAGCTGCTCGATGCGGCCCGGATCGCTGGGCAGGTTGAATGCGGCGCTCATGCTCGGGCCTCGATTCGGCGTTCGATGTCTTCGATGCAGTCCGTGACCCACACGAGCAGCAGCCACGAGGCGGTGGCCCACCCGGCCGCCGACAGTGCGGCGGCCGAGCAGACGGTGAGGGCGGTCCTCATTCGGCACCGCCGTCGGCTGGGCGGGCCTGCTCGGACTGCAGCCACTCGATGAACTCCTCAGCGCGTGCGGCTTCGAGGTCCTTCTCGCTCTTGAGCTGGTCCCCGAACTGCGACTGCAGGTACTCGAGACGCTCCGCGACCGTGGTGTACTTCCAGTTGGCGAGCAGCTTGCGCATGGTCTTGAGCTGCTCGTCAGAGATCGGTTCGATCAGTTCCGGCTGCGGCTCCTCCTGCGGATCAGGCTCGGGCTTGCCGCCCTCCTGCGGCTTGGCCGCGTTGGTGATCTCCTCCGCCGACACCGTGGCCGGCGGGAACTCCTCGTCCTTGGTGACTTCACCGTTGCGGATCGACTTGAGGGACACACCGAGAGCGGTGATGTCGTGCTCGTTCCAGTCCTTCGAGGGTCGACCGATCTTCGCCTCAAGCTGCCGGCATGAGATGCCGATGGCTTCGAATGCGGCGATGCCGTTGGCAATGCGCTGCGGCAGCGGCACTCCCCCACCCTTGGTGAGGGTCTCGTTGCACCGGTCCTGGGCCTCGTCGACGAACCAACCGGGCAGGACAGCGAAGATCGCTTCACGCAAGCGACGGGCGCCGTTGTTGGCGTTGTTCTCGTAGATGTCGCGCATGTCGGCGAGCTGCACGACGCCCTTCTTCGTGTCTCGCTTGTGCGGAACGATGAACGTGGTGGCGTTGCGGGCGTTGGTCTCCAAGTCCCAGGCATACGCCTGCATCTCGGACTCGCCCTTGTCGTCATCGCGGCGGAGCTCGGTGACACCGAACTGGATGTTGCCCCAGCAGCGGGCCAGCTCGCGGGCAAGGTGGATCGACGGGCCCGACACCGTCTGGCCGCCGCGGGGAAACTTGAAGAATGCACGCTCGGCGACGGACGCCTGTGCGGTCGCTTCCCGCATCTCTTCGACGGCGATGGCCTTGTTACGGCGGTTCTGCTGCGCCACGAGCACGGCGGCCTGGACTTCGGCGACAGCGCGGGACTGCTCGATTGCGGTGGCCTGTGAGACTGCGTTCGGTCGCTGCACGGCGGGGGTAGCGATCGGCTGGTAGCGGGCGGGGCTAGACACTAAGGATCTCCTCGGACTGGTAGTGGGCCCATGCGGGCAGGGTGATGCGGTTGACTTCGTGGCCGTATCCGGGCCAGACGCCGGACTCGACGCACTCGGCGTAGACGTCGATCGCGTGTCGGTTCAGGCGCCGGCCGAGCAGCAGGGATTCGTGGTCGAGTTCGTTGACCGTCACCTCGAACGGCGGCGTCTTGGACTGGACGACGAACAGGAATGCGGCGTCGTCGGCGAGCTGCAGCGCGGCGATGCCGTCGAGGTACCAGGCGGCCTGCTGGTGGTAGCCGTACTCGGCGCACGACTTGGCGAACTTGTCGGGGTTCGCTGAGGTGCTGGTCTTGAGATCGACGACCAGCAGCCGCCCGGTCCGCTTCGGTGGGAGCCAATCCGGCCGGCAGCGGAGCATGACGCCGGTGTCGAGGTCGCGCCAGTACAGGGACTGCTCGGCGACACCGTCCTGGAACAGGGCTGCGGCGACTGGGTGTCGGCGGATGGAGTTGGCCATCGCGACAGCGGTGTCGTAGTCCGACGCCTTCAGGGGGACGTTTCCGTCGGCGCGTGCTGCGTCTCGTTGCTCTCGGGCGGCTTTCGTGGTCCACGAGTCGACGTCGATGCGGACGACGGGGGCTCCGACTCCGAGCACCATGGTGTGCACGGCATGCCCCATGTCGTACTCGTCCTTCGGTGCCGTCGGATTGTCTTGCTCCCAACGGAAGATGGCGGGGCATGACGGGGGCAGGAGCTTGCGGGCGCCGGATGAGGACAGGGATCCCTTGTCGGCGTGGTACTCGTTGTCTGGGATTCCGTCGTAAACGCCTTCACATGGGACGAGGTCGCTCACAGCTCCACCCCCATCTCGCGGTCGACCTGGGCTTCGTGGAGTCGGTCGGCGTAGGCGCCGTCGTCGAACTCGAGGAACACGGGCCGGTCGGGGTCGTCCCATTCGGGGTGGCTCACAGCGCCTCCTCGGCGGCCCCGGCGACGGCGGCGGCCTCACGGTGTGCACGCGGGTCGTAGTGGTCGGCAGGCAAGCACGCTGCCGCACAGGGGGCCTGACGGATCGCGTTGCAGGCGTTGCACTGCCACCGGTTTCGCGGCGAGGCGATGTAACGCTGGGTCATGGGAGTACCTCCACTGGGAGTTCGAGGTCGGCGATGGCGCACCAAGTGCCGGTGCCGGCGTGGATGAGATGGCCGTTGACGGTGACGGCGAAGATGCGGCCGGACTCTTCGCGGATGCGGGTTCCGGTGCGCAGACGCCAGATCAGACGGTCGTCGTGGATCGTGATCGGTGTATGGGTAGGGCGGTCCCACGCGTCGGCCGGGTCGTTCCAGCCGCTCATGCCGCAGCCTCCTTCAGCGTGTGGCGGTAGCAGGTGCGGCACATGCCGGAGGTGAAGTGCCCGACGGTTCCCGGGAACTCCTTCTCGGAGATCTTCGTGGGGCGCAGCCTGCGGCCGCAGGTGCCTTGGCACACGTCGGGCATGCGGAAGGTGGTGGGCTTCGTGGTCCGCCCGTCCGGGTACTTGTGGTAGCAGCCGGAGCAGTAGCCACGGCCGGTGTGGGACTTGGTGCCTGGCCAGTCCTTCGCCGAGGCCTTGTTGGGGCGCATGGCTCCACCGCATCCGCGGCATGCCCTGGGCCGGTCCTGTTTGGTGGGTGCGACGTGGCGGGCGCAGGTCTTGCACATGTGCCGGTTGTCGGAGAGAACTGATCCGGGGTGGGCGTCGGGGTCGTCGTGACGTCCGCGGAGGGGCCGGCCGCAGGGTCCGGCGCAGGTGCGTGTCTTGGCGTGGGCGGATGGTTGGATCAGTCCGAGCATTGCGAGGAGTTCGCGGGCGTCGTCTGCGTTGCGCGCATTGGACGCGACGGTGCGGCGGGCCGGTTCGATCACCCAGTCAGGAAGGGTGGTGTCGCCGAACTGGGCGCCGGGCACGGTTTCGCCGGCTCCGATGTTGATGCTCATGCGGACACCACCGAGGCGTACGCGATGAACGCGAGCATCCCCACCAGGCCGACCATGGAGACGATCGCCAGGATCACACTGGGCATCTCGTTCGGGCGGCCGAAGTACACGGGCAGGTGGTCGAGCTCCACATCGACGTCGAGGGCCTCGAGCTCGTCGGCTGGGGTGTTGTCGCACAGCAGCGCGCACGGCACAGTGCGGCGAGTCTGCTCGTAGATCGGAAGGTTCATTCGAAGGTCCTTGTGTCAGAAGTTGGTGCCGGTTACGCCGCCATCCCCACAGCGGCGCAACCGGAGTCATGGGATGAGGGCGAGGAGCAGTGCGAGGGCGGCGATGATCGGGGCCCACAGCAGCAGCGCGGGCGGCAAGCCGAACACCAGGCCGCGGAACGGGCCGCTCATGCGGCACGCACCTTGATCTCGTAGCCGAACCTCACCTGCGTGCGCCCGTTAGCGAGCTCCATCAACCACATGTGGCCGGAGGCAGGATGGTCGGCGATCTTCTCCATGGTCACGATCGGGCACAGAGCGAACGTCACGACGCACCCCCGGCGGCCGAGACCCGGACGATGCCGCTGTCGACGACGGCCACAGTGCCGATCTCCACGACGTCATGGATGATGTCGTCGACGTCGGACCCGGCTTCGAGGAACTCACGCACGGCTTCGGGGGTGTCCTCGTCACCGTCGAGCCACTCCAGGAACTCGGCCTCGTCGATCGCCACTTCGGCCGTGTGCTCCACCGAACGGACGACGGTGACGTTGACCTTGCGGGCGCTCACGATGCACCGCCGATCGCCAATAGTTCGTCGAGCGACACACAGAACTCGGCGTCTCCGAGTCCGTCGCCATACGAGGCCTCGTCGATCACCACGTGGGCGAACCGTTCGCTGCCGTGCTCGTGGTAGTCCAGGACCTCGATCACCGTCTCGACACGGTCAGCCACCAGGCGGGCGGTCATGATGCCCTCCGTCGACGAGTCGGGGCCGGCACCTCCGGCGAGCCGCGTTCGATCCAGTCCGCGACGTTCTCCTCGGTGAACATGAACGGCGCACCCGGGACACGCGGCTGCGCCTTGAGAGCACCGGAGGCCGCGGCCCGGCGAACACGGTTCACGCCGCGCCGCGACACCGCCATCACCTCTTCGGTCGTCATCAGCTTCGGGATCACGGTCGTGCGCTTCATGCCGCGTCACCGCCGATGGGCAGCTGCACCGGATCGTCAATGCCGTGCAGCTTCTTCCGGAGGAACGGCAGCGCCGACGGCTTCACGTACGTCCGCGCGGTCGGGATGGTCTCCCCCGTGTGCGGGTGCTGGCGAGTTCCGAGCTTCACCTCGAAGTGGTGCGCGTACCGCTGATACGGAAGTCGGTTGCCCTGCAGGATGCCGAGCCGACGAAGGTCGCGGAACAGGATGTTCGGACCCCAGCCGAGGGCCTTCGCTGCGGCCTGCAGGGTGTACAGGCCCTCGGCGTTCATGAGTTCGTCGGCGATCTGTGCCCGCGGCTCGAGCTCCGCGATCTTCTCGTCCTTCTGGGCGAGCATCTGCTGTGCCTCGATGACCGCGTGGGCAAGGAGCTCGGGGCCAGTGAGTGCCGGCGCCCTGGTCTCGGCTTCGCGGGTGCGGATGGCGAAGTAAGCCTGGGCAGCTGCGACCTCGGGCTTGCGGGGGTCGCCGTTCATCGCGATGAGGTAGCAGGCGAAGCGGGAGAGGTGGAAGTTGATGCGGTACGTCTTGGCGATCGGTTCCCGGAGCCGGGAAGCGTTCGTATCGGCGCTATGTCCCTGCGCGACCATCGACGCGATCGCCCTATCGATGGCGTCCTCGAAGCGCTCCCACTTGTCGTAGCCAAGGAGTGGCATGAGATCGCGGGCGGACCAGAACTCGGTGCCGTCGGCTCGAAGCTGGCGGATGGAGTCGAACGGGGACTGCCCGGTTGGTAGGTCCGCCGGTAAGATGAGGTCTGACATTGAGATGCCTTTCGCGTCGTGGCCGTCAGCTGTTGCCCTCAGCTGGCGGCCGTTTTCATGCACTGAGTCGTGCTGTTGCCCTCTTGTGCGCGGTGGAACGCCGCGCATTACTGGATAGTTCGGGCACAAAAAAGATGTCCATGGGGACGTCCAGGGCCTCGCAGATGAGCTCTGCGGTGCGCGGGTTGTTGACCGACCGAGTTCGCCCGCTGACGAGGTTGTCGATCGTGCCTGGTGCGCACTCGGCGTACTTGGCGAGTCGTCGATTCGAGAAGCCCTTGCGGTCCATTCGATCGATCAGGGCGTCTCTGGCCACCAGTTGCATCCTCATGCCACTCGGCCACCTCCTTCGGTTGCTGCGGTGCCTGCGGCTGTCTGTTCGAACGGTCATCATCCTCACTCCCTGTTAGGCGGTCTGTCAAGCAGTACGCGTCAGAGTATTACCCAACGTTAGGCAGTTAGGCAAGGGGTTCTCAATGCGCATCCGCCCTGGCCTGGGCTGCGCCGCAAAAAATTCTGCGCGTGTTCTTAGGTGGAATAGTTCGGGACCTGCGTCGATGTTCGAATGCTTCGGTTGGGCACTGCCTAAGATTGCGGAGTGGACGAGATGCCAAGTGACAAGCGACGGTGTTCCCGTGAGCGATGAACAGACGCTGGCCGGCCTGATCGCCGACCGGAAGGGCACCAGGTCCTACGAGAAGGTCTCGCAAGACTGCGGAGGGATCCCGACCTCCAAGCGACTGCACCAGCTCGCGACGCAGAAGCCGAAGAACTTCCCCGACCCGGACACCATCCGGGGATTAGCGCAAGGCCTCGGCGTAACGATCACCGACATCGTCATGGCATCAGCACGCTCGCTCGACCTCCCTGTCTACACAGGGAACGACCCGAGCGCACTGGCTATCGGCGGGGCCGGCGATCTCCCGGACTCGACCAAGGAGGTCTTGTCCACTGTGGCGCGCGAGTTCATCAAGCTCACATCCCAGCGACCGGATGGAGCGAACAATGAATCAGGCACAGAAGAAGTCCAGGAACCGCGGACGCAAGCGGGCGGCACGAAGCACAGCGGCAAGGCTGGCGCGGATCGCGTCCGGTCAGGAGCCCCCATGAATGAGCCGGAGGAAAGTCACGGGGACAACGTCACAGCCTTGAAACACCAAGATCAAGGTTCACGGGTTGATGACGACAACACTCCCCCCAAGCCGGCCACTACATACGTGAACTGTGATCACGGGGATGACGCACCGCCGTTCGATCCTTCGAAGGTGTTGGCTGCCAAGCGCGGAAAGAAGTCCGACACACAGTAGTAGAAAACCTGCCGGTAGGTTCGAACGCATGTTCTAATGCGGACATGGGGAGAAAACGTAAGGGGCGGCGCTGGCACCCGTGGCGACACATCGGAAAGCACCACCCCCACATCCGCGTAACCTGCAGAGACGTACTTCCCGACGGACTCAAAGGCGCATGGACAGGCGACACCGTCTACCTCGATCCGAGCCTCGGACAAGCCAGTAGACGGTGGGTCCTGACCCACGAAATCCACCACATCGAACGCGGACCGGTCCCAGACGATCCCTATCTGTCCGCAATCGAAGAGCGCATCGTGGACATCCTGTCCGCACGTAAGCTCATCCCACTCCCCCAGCTCGTCGACGCACTCGTGTGGACACAGGACCATCACGAGCTCGCCGAAGAACTGTGGGTCGACGTCGACGCGATCGCTGTACGCCTGGATAACCTGACGCCAGCCGAGCGCGCACACATCCACCGAGAGCTGGCCCGCCGCCAGCCCTGGAACAACTAGAGGTCACATGGCCACAGTCAGCAGCTACGACACAGCGAAAGGCAAGCGGTACCGCGTCCGCTACCGCACCCCCCAGGGCCGCCAAACCGACAAGCGCGGCTTCATCACCAAAGCCGCAGCCGAAGCATGGGCGAACACCGTCGAAGTCGACAAGATGCGCGGCACCTACATCTCCCCCACCGCCGGCCGCATCACCATCGGCGAACTCTACGAACAGTGGGAGGACGAACAGCCCCACCTCAAGGACTCAAGCCTCGAACGCTACAAGCAATCCTGGGCCAACCAGGTCAGCCCCGAATGGGATGGCGTCCAGGTCGCCGACGTCGACGCCGCCGACGTCCAGGCGTGGGTCACCAGGCTCACCCGGAGGAAGCTGTCCCCGTCGACAGTCCGCAAGGCGCACCATCTGCTGTCGATGCTGCTCGACCTGGCGGTGCGAGACCGCTGCCTCGTGGCGAACCCGGCCACCGGCACGAGCCTGCCGCGGATCAAGCGCGGCGAACCGACCTTCCTTACCGATCAGCAGGTGGTGGAGCTCGCCGGCAATGCGGGCCCAGGCCGCCTCGCTGTCCTCGTGCTGGGTTTCACCGGGCTGCGGTGGGGTGAAATGGCGGGGATGAAGGTCAAGCGCTGGGACACGGCACGCAGGCGCCTCACGGTCGCCGAGGCGGTCACCGAGATCAACGGTGTGCTCACATGGGGCACTCCGAAGACCCACGCGGCCCGCTCGGTGCCGGTGCCGGGGTTCCTCGCCGCGGAGCTCGACGCCGCGGCCCGAGGCAAGACGCCGGACGATCTGCTGTTCCCCGCGTCGGGCGGCGGGGTGATGCGCAACAAGAACGCGCGCCGGGACTGGTTCGATGCCGCAGTGAAGGCCTCCGGTGTTCCGGAGGAGACGACGCCGCACGATCTGCGGCACTCGGCGGCGTCGATCGCGATCCGGGCCGGGGCGAACGTGAAGGCTGTGCAGCGGATGCTGGGGCATGCGTCGGCGTCGATGACCCTCGACATCTACGGGCATCTGTTCGAGGACGACCTGGACGATGTGGCGTCTCGGATCGATGCGGGCATCAGTGTGGGCGCGAATGTGGTGCGTCTCAAGGAGCGCCGGGCGTGA